CGAGTGGTCAGCATCCACAGCACCAACCAACTGACCAGTGCCGACTTGCCAATCCCGCGGCCTGACGACACCGCCTCCCGCAGGGTGTCCATCTGCGCCTTGCCTTGGTTACCGTTGATGTGCGCCTTGATGTCGCGCAAGACTTCGCGCTGCCACTTGCGCGGGCCACGGAACTTGTGCAACGGCGTGTTCTTCTGCCCCCACGGGAACGCGAACAGCACGAACTCCTCGGGGTCGGCCGCCAGCGCGGGCGACCACAACTCCACCATCAGCCGTTGCTCTTCGTCCGACTGATAGACGGGTAGCTGCATCAGCCCACCACCGTCCCCTCGATCACCCTTGCGCGGGCTTGCTCAAGCGCCGTGAGGACGCTGATCTTCTGGTACACGTCCACGCTAATCTCTTGCTTGGCCGTCCAGCCGTGGGCGTGTTGCAGGATGGCGAGGCTCGCCTTGGCATCGCCTTGGTCGGAGGCCTCGTTCAGTTTCTGCGCGGCGCGCAGTTCGTTGTCTGCCTTGCCCTTCTGCGCGGCCAGTTCGGCCAATGGGTCAAATTGGCACAATTGCCGGTACTCCACAGGCAGCATCCCAGACGCCAGTGCCAGTGAGTCTCCTTTTAACCCCATAGATGCTGCTTTGTATATGGCGTCCAGACGCGCCTCTGTCGCCTGGATTCTAGGACGGATCGCTAACGGCAGTGAACGGAACATGGCTGCGTTATACCACGGCCCGAAATCAGTTGTCCATTTAGCCTATTTGGCCTATGCAAGCGTTTGGCTTACAGCAATAATTTTTAAAAATAAAAATTGTTCGTGGGGGCTACCCTGACCTGCACGGCCGGCGCAAGGCCCTAGCCCCCCATGCTGCGCTGCACAAGTTAGTGAGCACTCACTTTATGCTGCATTGCACAAGTTAGTGGGCACTCACTTCACAATGCAAGTTAGTGGGCGTTTACTTCACAATGCAAGTTAACGCAGCTCACTTCATGTTGCATTGCACAATGCTCGGCGCCTGGCGGGCCGGCCAGCACGGCCAGCACGGCCACCGGCCAGCACGGCCACCGGCCAGCACGGCCACCGGCCAGCACGGCCACCGGCCATCAAAAAAGATGGTATTTGCGGAGTAAGCACTAACTTCTCGGTTTTCATCTTTTTTGATACCTGGCTGGCTGGCTGGCTGGCTGGCTGGCTGGCTGGCTGGCTGGCTGGCTGGCTGGCTGGCTGGCTGGCTGGCTGGCCAATAAGCCATATGTGCACTATTGACACCCTGTTTTATTCGGCGCCAGCGCGCACCCAGCGCCACTCTCTATATAAACTGATATTTATGACTAGCTAAATATGACTGACTGAAATATGGCCTATAAGGCTCATTGCCCTATGACACTCGCGCTGTCGCGGGGTGAAATAAAATGCAAACCCTGCCGAAACGCAAACAAAATGCTTGCACACATGAAAAAAGTGTGTTCCAATTACGTGTCGCGCAAATTTGCGCGCAAATTACAGGACACTAAAATGAGTTACGGAGAAACAGTGCTAGCAGTGTGTGCAGGAACCGTAGCGTTCGTGTGCTTGGGTGTTGCGGCAGCGTATGCTGCGGCTTGGATTATGTATCGCATTGAGCAATAGCTGCGCCCATGCGCGCCAAACCCGGCGCGCATGCTCATACACTACAGGACACTAAAATGACCGCAGAAAAAGCAAATCCGGATAGCAGGAGAGTAGGAGTTGCATCCGACAAGGCAATCGAATTTGAGGTGGAGGCGGCGCGCTGGCTGCATGAAGGCAATCTAGCCGCCGAATCCGGCGAACACGCCCGAGCCGAGCGCATGTACGCCCGCAGCCAGTATTGGCATGACAAGATGAATGCCGCGCTGGGTAACGGGACGGGGGTCTAAACATGCAAGTACACCTAACACTCAAATCCGCAAATGTGAAAACAGGCCCGATACCTGTTAGCACCACCGAAAAGGCATCCTGCCCCCCGGACTGCGCGATGAAATCCGCCTGTTACGCGGCGAGCGGCCCGCTCGCGCTACATTGGTCTGCCGTGTCCAATGGCCAGCGCGGAACCGATTGGGCAGCGTTTGTTGGCACAATTGCCGGCCTACCGGCCGGCCAAGTCTGGCGGCACAATCAAGCCGGCGATCTGCCCGTCACGCCGGCCGGCACGGTCGACGCGGTCAAGCTAGGCCAACTAGTACACGCCAATACCGGCCGGCGCGGATTCACCTATTCGCACCACAGAGACGCCGCGTCGATTAACTGGATTAGGCACGCCAATAACTGGGGTTTCACGGTCAACCTATCGGCCAACGACCTAGCCGATGCCGACACGCTCGCCGATCATAAAGCCGGCCCTGTCGTCGTCGTCCTGCCGTCAACGGCCACGGCCAACGTCAAGACGCCGGCCGGGCGCCCGGTCGTCGTCTGCCCAGCTACGCAAAGGGATGACGTGACGTGCGCCTCATGCCAGCTGTGCCAGCGCCAGAGGGACGTGATTGTCGGATTCCCGGCGCATGGGACACGCAAGCGGGTCATTGATATCAAGCTAGCAGCATGAGCGATACATACTATTTTCTGTCCAATCTGGCGGCCGCAGGCGCGGCCGTTATTTTCGTATATCTAATCCTCTGGGGCTAACTATGCAGCTAACATTGAACGAACAGGAACGCGCCGCCTACTCGGCCGGCGATACGAAACTGGCGGCGGCGCTCGGGGCGCGGATTGATATGCAGCATGCGCTCGCGGTCGATATCGTCTCGATCGAGGAATTGCAGGAAGAGATCGCGCATCTGAAGCGTATCCTCGAGGACGCGCTCGCCGATGATAGCTGGCGCGAGCGCGCACAGGCGGCGCTCGCATGAGCGCCCGGATAGCGGCAATCGGCGCGCTATTCGTCGAAAAGCTACGCGCCATGTTGACCGAGCAACAGTTTGCGGAAATGCAGAATCTAAACTCCACGGCGGATGATGGTATCTGCCACTCGCATGATTACTGCGATGCCAACGTGACGATGGCGGAAGCCTTCGAGCAGGTCGTCGGGCGGGAGATTGACCTGCAATCGGACGACGACCGTGCGTTATGGTCGTCGGCATGGCGGCACGCATTGACGCATGGCCTTGGGCAGGACGCCGACATTGAGGCGGCGGCGGCGGCGGCCGACGACACGCTCGGGGCGGTGTCCGTACAGGTTGGACAGGTCGTCCGGATCAAGCCGGAGTGGCAGGATTTGGGCGACGAAAATTACACGTTCACCGCGATCAGCGAGCCGAACGTCACCGGGCATTTTAAGGCTCGCGTGTCGGGCGGACTGTTCCCCTCCATTATGGAACTGCACCTAACGCATATCGTCTAGTACCCGGCCGGCAGCGCCTCACGGGGCGCCACCGGACGCGCACTAGGGCACGTCACAATCCACTATAGGACAATTCAATATGAAAACCTTCGTCATGCGCGACAAAAAACGGCAGCCCTTCGGCGCGCCTGTGCCTTACACGCCGATTATATTTATTGCCGGCACGGTTACGCACCGGCTCGCCCTACACCGTGAGGCGGGGGCGGCGCCAGCCAGCTACCGTGAGTGGGCGGTATCGCACCCGCTCATCGGGGCGAAGGTGTGCCGGGTTACGGGGACGCACAAAGGCATGCCGTGCTCAAGCCGGGGGCTGAACAGCAAACAGGCGCGCGCGGCGGCGATGGCCGCGCTCACGGCGACATGCGAGCGCATCGGCAGCGCACAATTTAACGCCGTCATCGGCCAGGTGTCAGCATGAGCGTACAAAATACGTTCACTACGTTGAGGCTTACAAACAGCATGCGTGAAAATGGGGGCGAGTGGTACGCGAACTCCATCACCGATTACCATCGCCGAGTGCTTGCAGAGCACCGGGGCGAGGAGCCCAACGCTGGCTGGAAGCTGGAAACTCGGGGTCTCTACCGGCCGTGGCAAGAGGAGCGGCTCGGACTGTTTCCCTCTGGGATGGAACTGCACCTGACGCGTATACACACACAGGATACAAAATGAGCGACATATTTGAAGGTATCGGCGGGCGCGACGGTTCCCATTGGGGCCTGACCGATTGGTATGACGAACAAGAGGCCGCGTTAGTCGCCGCGCTGAAGGGGCGCAAGGATTTCGACACAGGATGGTATAGCAGCAAAAAGGAAATTGCCAGTGCGCGCATTACTAGGCGCAAGGGCAAGGTGGTCGTCGAGGCGTCGGTTTCGGATGACTTCGACACAGACGGGAGGGGTGAACGCGAAGTAACTTCGCCCGTTACTTTGGACTCGATCCGTGAGGCTATCGACAAGGCATGGGATGATGCCAACGATAACCGGAAGGCAAACCAGGGGTACCGGGGTTACTCGCTGCACAATAAAAAGGGCAATTGGATTGATACCTACCTCGTCTCGGTGGACGGCGCGGACTTCCCTTCGGGCGACAACTACTACCACTGGGGTTGGGAAAGCGACCCCCGGAAGGTCGAACCGGAGGAGGGTCTCGGCACCGTCTGCGGAACCAAACGCATCCCGAAGAAAACGGTAGTCGCTTTTGAGGAGTTTGCTCATTTAGGCAAAGGAGGTGAGTTGACGATGGGAAATTGGACGATGAAAAGCTGGGACAAAGAAGACGCGGCGTTCGAAGACCCCAATGACTATCGGGGTATGGGTTGGGTTGATGACAGGGGGCGACCATAATGATCGCGCTGGCCGTGTTCCTGCTGCTGGCCTTGCTCGTAATCGTGTTCGACCTATAGGGGATGATATGAAACGCTACAACCAACAATTTCGCATTGAAACGAACGGGGGCCGGGTTGTCGGCCACGCCCACGCGATCGAGGCGGCCGAACACATTGCCGGCCGGGGGCGGGGGCGCTGGGTCTTCCGGTGGTTCGAGAATAAATACATCGCATGGCGCCAGTACTGACCGGCCGCCACGCCTAACAGGGGCGCCCGAGGGCGCCCTTTTTTTATCTTACGGCTGCCAGGCTCGGCTTGCGAAGGGCATCCGCGAGGGGCGAGGCGACCGGCACCTCGACCATGCGGCGCAGTTCGGACTTGCTCAGGTGAAGCAGTTCGGGGGCGCAGTACACATGCCGGCGGGTCGAGAGTTCGGCGCTCGTCACGCGCCCGCAGTCCAACCACCGACACTCGAGCAGGGCGTGGTGCAGGGCGGCGGCGGGGATGCGCTGGCCCGGCGCTAGGCCGGCGCGCAGCGTCAGGTCGGCGCACAGGACGTGGAAGGGCGCGGTGATAACCCCGGCGGCGAACGGTCCCTCGCGCCCGCGTATCATCTCGCAGAGAATCGACTCGGCGGGCGACTGGCCGTTCGCGATTAGGCTTAACTTGTACTCTGTCACGGGCGGGGCGGCGGCGGGGTTGAACGCGCTCACGTCGCGCCGGTACAGCCAAGCGGCGATGGCCTCGAAGCCCCCCGCGTGGAACCAGCGCCACATCTGCTGCCCGCGCTCGGGCGGGTCCATCCGGGGCAGGTCTGACCACACGCACATCCAGCGGCGATCCTGCGTATCCAGCACGATCGGCACCCGGTCGTTCGACGACGCGATGACCAGGCAGCGGTTGACCACGTTATAGGGGTGCTGCATTTTCTTGTTGACCAGAATGGTCTCGGGCGGCGCGGCGATGATCGGCTTGAGGTGGTTGGCGAGCGCCCGGCGGTCTTTGGCCTCGCTCTCGCGCAGTTCGTGCAAGATGATCACCTCGGACTCGTAAGCGTAACCCCACTGGCTGTTGATGGTGTTGTTGTTTAACTCGCCCTTGTTGCGGCCCTGACCGCATAGCGCCCAGAGGAACGGCGCCCAGAACGTATCCTTGCCGGAGCCTTGATAGCCTGCGATCAGAATCGCGTGGTTGACCTTGGTGCGTGGCTGTTGCAGCTTGCAGGCCATCACGTCGAAAATATGCTCGCGCTCGACGCGCTCGGGGACAAGGGCGGCGCAGTGGTCAAGCCAGAGCGAGATGTCGGCGACCAAGCTGCGGTTAACGGCGGGGCGGGCGTCGCGCCACATGTTGCCGAACACGTCCCCGTCGCGGGTCACCAGCACGTCGTCGCCCGGGGAGTAGGTGATGCCGACCAGCGCCGGGGCGCCCATCGTCTGGCGGTTCTCGTCAAAACAGATCGACGCCTCGACGCGGCGCGCCTTGCCGTCGGCGTTGGTGTGGATCGAGTAGCAGGGGATGTGCCGGAACAGGGCATTGAACACGCCCCGAGGGACGTGGGCGCGCTCTTGCATGTCGAAGTAGGCTTCATCCGACAAAAGGTAGGCGAACCGCTCATACCAGCCGGCCTTCTCGACGCGCCCGATCTCCTTACGCGCCACGGCGGCGATCAAGGCGCCGGCCTCGGTGCCGGGGCTGAACAGGTCGCTCGGGGTCAGCTTGGCGAGGGTCGTCGCCATCACGGCGGCGAGCAACTCCTCGCGTAAGCCGGTGGTGTGCGCCGGCCCGCCCTGCTCGGCCACCCAGGCGAGGAACCGGGCGCTCGTCCACTCGGCGCAGTGGGCGTGGAGACAAGTGTAGGCCCGGTTGACCGGCATGTACCGGCCCTCGGTCTCGCCGGTGGTGTGGGCCTCGCTGTTGGGACAGACCACGCCCCACCACCCGGCGGCGTTGCCGCGAGCGGTCAGGTGCCCGGCCTCCGAGAGCCACGCGAGCACGTCATCCGTCCCGTCGTCGTCGAGCGCCACCCG